ATAACTGTAGCAACAATGTCACTAGCGTTAACAGTTCCAGGATAGTAATTTTTCCAAGTTGGCTTCTGAGTAGTAGGGTCTGTATAGAAGACGCCATTAAAAACACCCACAACATCATTAGAAGTTCCACCTGTATGTTTCTCAATTCCACCAGCGGCAGTTGGTTGAACCAAATCGCCTTGGTAAATTGCAGTTCCATAGTTGGCAGCAATTCTATATCTGTTCTGTGCGTTAATAAATGGAGAGCCATCCAGTTTTCTAACTGGTCTTAGGCCGTATTTCTCAGCAGTATTTGCCATGTTATTACTCCTTATTTATTAAGTTACAATTTACTTTGGGGAGGTTATTGTCATAAAATTAGGACTTATTCCCACCACCAAAAGTTACGCGAGATTGTCTATTAATATTAATAGGCATCTCAGGTCGTTGTTCCTTCATAAGATCGTTATCAACCGCGTTAACTCTATCTTGAGTAATTCCTTTGAAATACTCCGCACGGCTTTGTGCAATCTCTTCAGGTATCCTTCCCAACACAAGGCCAGCAACCCCGATCAAACCTGCGTATTGTCCGTCTCGAATAACAGGAAATGAATGATCACCTAATTGATTTTTAATCTCTTCGGCTCTCACAAATTCCCATCCTTCTCTCATTTTCTTCGATACGTTAGCCGTATCTTGAAAACCCATTGACTCGGTTCTAATCCATCTATGGACATAACCGTCTGGCGCAGGTGGTGCATCCAGAGATGATGGTGGCGCCCAAGGTTTTCTTCTTTCAGATTTAACCTCAGTAGACGCGCGTGAAGTTCTATTTATTTCTTCGCTCATACTATTGTACCTCCTTCACGTATTTAGCGTATTCTTCTAGTGGCACCCCTAATTTTTTGGCAATAGCCACCTGTGATTTGGTGAGTCTCACAGTTTTGCGTCCTTGTTGTTTTCTTCCAGCGGAAGCAACGGTTTGGACGGGTTTCCGTTGTATCTCAGTTTCAGATTGAGCAAATTTATGAGGGAAATTTTCCTTCATTCGTTTGTCAACTTCATTATAATACTCATCACTTTCCACATCAATACCCATGCCCACTAGTTCTTCATGGATGGTAAATGCAGCATTAGTCATGATCTTATCATTACCAAACCAAGTATTTTTTCCAGCCCATGCCTTAGCTTTTTCACTAGCTTCAGCTGGTTGTTGCTGGTATTGTTGTTCTTGTTCTGGTTTTTGAGATTTCTGTTCTTCAAGAGCTTTTAATCTAGCTTCTCTATCAGCCATTTTGATTCTAGCTTTTTCTTTTTCAACAGTAAGTCTAGTAAGCTCATCATTAGCTTCCATAATCTTATCTGCATCATTAGACTCAATAGCATCTTTAAGCTTTTGTTTAACTTGCTCTCTTTGAGAATCTACTCTTGCATCAAACTCTTTTAGATATTGTTCGTCTGCAGTATCATATTTCTTTTCATAATCAGAATATTTTTTCTGCAAACTTTTTGCATAATCCAAAGCAGCTTGTTCTCTTCTTTCAGCTTCTCTGTATCTTCTTGTTAACTTATCAATTCTTTTTTGAACTCCTTCAGAAAAATCTTGTAAGTTAGTTTCTTTAGATTCTTCTTTAACTTCAGATTGAGAAGTTTCTTCAACTTCTATTTCTGGTTTTTCATCAGATTTAGAATCATAAGATTGATAACCTAAATCAACTTCACCTTTATTAAGATCAGGTTGATTATCTTCTGACTTTTGTTCTTCTTTTAAATCGACTGACGTTTCAGTTACATCATCCGTATCTAATTCAACTTCAGGTTGTACCTTTGGTTGCAACTCTTCTTTCGACATATTTTATTACTCCTTATTTAATATAGATGAAGAATATCTTCTGGTTTATCGATAGTAGCGATGATCTCATCATCATTTAAAATACGGTGTTCACCATATTTCGTTTTAAATCTAGAACCTGCGTATCTTCCATAGATTACAAATTGTCCTTGTTTACACCAAGGGCCTTCTGGAAATTTAGATTTATCTTTGTAACAAAGATCACCTAAAGCTACGACTAATCCAACAACGGTTGTCATTTGAATTGTTTCACTTGCGTTATCAGTTAATAAAATACCACCCTTAGTTTTCTTTGGTCCAGCATATGGTCTAACCAATAATCTGTATCCAACAGGTTTAGGTATTACTTCTAGATATTTTTTAATCCCTTCGGGATCAGTAGGTATCTCCATCTCTTTAGATTCTGGAGCAACCTTTTCTTTTGAATTTGATAGACCCACTAAGGTACTATCAGGTGTTACTATCGTCATCGATATTCTCCTCTGTTTTCTGCAGGTCTTTTAGATCCTGTAGCAGTGCCTCAAAAGCACTGAGTTTTCCTCTAGAATACTGGAGTTTATCGATTGTGTCTACATGGTACACTAAATCCTCTTTAACACGTTCCATTTGTTTTTTAATAAAGTGTCTTAAAGTTTGTAGTGTATCTAAATCAAGATTCATTAAAATAACCGTATATTTTCTTTGTTATATCTGTTCTAAAAGGATCATTCTTTTTCCATAAAGGAGTACCTTCATCTAATCCTTTAAAACCTTCTTGAAAAAATTTAAATTCTTTTTGTCCTGATGCTCTAGAAATAGCTTTAGACATAAAAATATCTTCACCATTATATACTTCATCATATTTATCCCAAAACTGTTTTGCATCTTGTATTACAGCAGGTAAATACCATGTATCAACCATCACGCCACAAGTTAACAATATAGGTGCTGTATCAGTTTTAAACTTAGGTTGTTTTTGATAAATATCATCATAGAACCATCTTGGATGACACCCTGCCATAGGTTCTTGTAAATTAAATAGTCTAATTAACATTTCAGGTTCATAAACCCAATCATCATCTTGAATAAATACATATCTATTTTTACAAGATAAAGCAAAAGTGTATCTTGATAACAAACCTAAATCAGAATCTTTAGGCATATGGATTAATTTAATTTTTTTAGGCTTATTTTTAATTTCTATTCTATCAAGTGTAACAACAAGAATTTCAGATATCTCAGGTGCATCTTTGTATGCACTTAATATCTCCATTAAGTTTTGTTTTCTTGTACAGAAAAAACTAACACTTAACATAAGCTGATTTTTTATTACCAGTTATAAATAACTTCCATTTTAAATGTTGCATATATTTGTCTACAGTAATCATATCAATTTTATCTATATCATCAAATACAATAAAACCACCTGGACTCATCCGATCATCAAAAAAACATATTTCTTCAAATACCCATTTGATTGCATGTAAACCATCAAGATGAACTAAATCATATCTAGCTAATTTATATTTTTTACCTTTGATGAACATTGGATATCCATCATGAAATCTTTTAAAATATTCTGAAGACTCTAGTTGTAAAAAGATAAAATTTTTATCTTCATTATCAACTATCGCTTTTTGAAGATACCAACGTTTTTCATCACCGTAACGAAAATCAACTTTATTTTCTTTAAAGTCCGCATCAGTGTGTGTGTAAGGAGCGGATCCGAAAGGGTCAACACCAATGTGATAGTGATGAGCATCAGGATAAAGCTTTCTATAATCATCTATAATTCTTTTTGAACCTCCACCTTCATGTACACCAATTTCTATTGTAACACCATATTTATTTTTTAATTCTTTTAAACATTTTTCAAAAATGTCTAAATCTTCTGGATGAGAACATCTGTATTGATTCATACAAGGTGTATAATTGTATATGCTTTAAATTGCAACTACTTTCGTTTTATCAAATCAGTAGCTTTCAAACCGTACACGCTCGCAATTACTCCTACGAATATGGTTTGATACCAAAATGGAAGCTGTGAAAAATAATCAAAAAACAATTTCATTTTCTCCATTGCACTTGGATCATCTGAAAACACTGCCCATGAAAGCATCACTATGGGCGCTGAGAGCAAGAGTAAAATGAATTCGTCTTTCCAGTCCGATTGTCTTGCTTCAAGAAGTTTGCCCTCGTATTCTTTCTCTCCTCTGGCCATTGCCTCTGCCGATCTCAACTGAGCATCTGACATTGCCTGCTTTGTTTTCTGACGGTTGGAGTAAATATGGGCTCCAGTCTTTATCGCCATTCCTAATAGATTGAACCATGCCATAATAATTACTTTGTCTTCTAATTCCTAAATATGGTATCATTTCATGAATAACAAATAAAGCCCTCTCTCCCGTTACTCTCCATTTATAGATCTGTTTATGATAATTACTTCTTAATCTGGGTTCACAAATACTTCCACATTTAAAAAATTCTAAAAATTTGTAGACTACATCTTTATCAGTCATACCAACACAGGCTTGAATTTGATGTCTTATTTTACCGCTTTTGTATTTACCATTTTTGTGATAACCAAAAGTTCCTTCACCCTCAAAAATTCCAGATAATAAAATTAATTTTTCTTTGTCCGATAAAAATGACCACATACAGATTTATAGCAAATCTTTTATATAATCTCCACCTTTTGCTATAATAACTTCCCCTCCTGTTGATTTTTTATCTGTTCCTTTAGTTCTCATTATTCTTAAAGCTTCTGAAATTTGTGATTCTACAGAAGATGAAGGATCAACATCATCTCTCATAATTTTATCAAATTTTTTATGTAAGTCAGGTCTATTTTTTAAGACTCTCTTAGCTATTAAACTTCCAATATATTTAAGCGTCATTATTTAAATTCCTACAAATTGGACAACCTTTTTTAAATTTTTCATGTTTCCAGCAAGATTGTTTTTCAACTGGTTTTGGATTATAAACTTGTTTTTTAGGTGTAAACAATTTTTTTATCCATTTAAACATTATCTAACTCCTATAAATTTAAAACCTTTAACTTGTATTCCATTATTACCAGGATACATATTTTTATCTGTCATGTCTCTATGTGGACATTTCATTCCGCCTTCTCCAAATTTTACAGGAGGTACTTGAGAATTAGGACCCTTTTCAGGCGGTGGACCAAATTTTTTACCCTTTTCGTTTAGCGGCATTTCTTTGCTCCATTTGCATTGCTTGTAAATTTAATTTATCTTTTGCAACTTGTAATCTTTCATCAGATTGTTCGTCTTGGTTTTCTAATTTCATTTTTTCTAAATCAATTTTTTCATCAAATTGAGATTCTTTGATATCAAAATCTTGTTGAGTCTCCATTGCTTTTCTTTGCATATCCATAGCTTTTAAATCAAGCTCTCTTTGTTTCAATTGTACAAGTGGATCTGGTTTTTGAGCACCTGCTTCTTCTTGAGCCATCATGGTAGTAATCTCAGCAATTCTTTTTGCAACCATACTATCAAACTGAATTTTAAATCCTTGAGGATCTTGTTGTTGCATCATCTGCATATTTGGATCTTCTTCTATCATAGCTCCAACTTCACCATGTGCTTTCATTGCAACGTGATCCGATATGTGTCCTTGTAGTAATGCATACACCATTGGATTAATTTGAACCATTCTAGTTCCCATAAATGCTCTGTGAGCAGCAATATGTGCATCATGATCTTGTTCTGGAAACGCTTTTAGCATTTTCATTTGTAAAGCCTCTGCATTTTCAGTTGCAGGGTCTTTAGGTGTAGGCACTTCTTGTGGTTTTAACAAAGTATCGATCTGTCTTGTTCCTAACGCTTCATAAACACGTCTATAAGCTTCATGTAGGTTATGCATTTGTGGATTTGACATTGCGATCTTCAAATTTTCGTTCGCTAACGTCACTCTTTGCGACATTGAGAAGATATTTGGGTCTGCAACAGGTATTACATCCACTCGATCGTCAAAATCTTGTATTTTAACGGCTCTATCAGCCCCGTAAACAGCATATGGATACACTGGCGGTAGGTATTCACTAAAAATTTTGCTTAAAAGCCTAAATTCTTGTCTCATTGCATAGTAACAACGCTTGTGAATAGCACTCATGACTCTTGAACCACGCTCTAATAGTGCAATTGTCGTTCCAACAGCTCTATTTTGAGCATCTTCACCCATTTGCATGTCTGCAATCGCTGCAAATCTCTGTCCTGCTTGCACTACAAAGCCTAAAAGTTGGAATAAAGTACCACTTGGCTCTTTAAAAGGTAAAATTTGAAACTGATCTTTGATATTTCCGCCTGGTGCATCAACATCTCTAAACTCTCCAGGTTGAAAAGGTTGGTCATCATCTCTAATTCTTATTCCTCTCGACTTAAATCCTGCTGGTAAGTTGGCTAAAGTACCTGCATCTAACAATTGTCTTAATGCAGAAGTTGCTCCTCGTGATAAACCACCAATCATATGAATTAAACCAAAGCCATAAAAACCTAAACCTGGTAAAAATTTGTAGTGAACGAAGTATTCCTTTCGTCTCATCATCTCATCTTCAGGACTATAGTTTCTGTAAATAGATAAAATTTGTTGTGAGCCTTCGTCAATCGTTACAATGTAAGGAACTTTAATATTCTTTTCTGAGTCATCCATTTCATATTCATCTAAATCTAAATCTACATGCATTTCTAAAATGTTATATTGGTAATCTGTCTGACCAGATGCTTTCACACCTTCTAATTCATTTAACTTATCTTGTATTGGATTCTTTTCGGGTTGTTTTGGAATCAATTCTACATCTCTATAGAAACCTGCTTTTTGTTTTTTAAGAACCTCGTTTTCACTCATTTTTACTAAGTGAGTAATTCTTTCACAATCTTTTAAATCGGTTGCATAATATGGAACAACTAAGTCTTCTGCAGGAACAAATTTAGAAACTGCTCTTTGCATAATTTCATCATAATAAACTTTTTTAAATGTTGATCCTGATAGTGGAAGATAAAATAATAACTGATCAAACTCTGGAGTGTATTCTTCCATTTTCTCCATGATCATGTAGTTCATAAAATCTTGTACACGTTGTGCTTGGTTCTCTGTCTCTGGAGTTCTTGCACCAACGACTTGTGTTCTTACGGGTCCTTCTGATGGTAATAATTCTTTATAAGCTTGTGCTTGGAATTGTGTAACAGCCTCGGCTAGTAATGGATGGGTCACGCCACTCGCACCTTGGAACGGTCTTGTTTGATCTTGGTATTTGAAACCAAGTAACTCTAAACCATTCGTGTAAGTTTGTTCCCAGTCTGCTCTTGAAACTTTATCTTTTTTATAATCTTGAATAAGTTGTGAAGACAAACGACCTAACGTTCGTTCATCCATAGTTTCAGCCAGGTTGTCATAAAACGCATTAGGATCTTCTTGCTCTTCTTCAAGAACTTCTTCATCCTCTGGTGTTTCAACGACAACCTCAGCTTCTTCATTAATTTCTTCCTCTGGAAGATCCGTCTGTCTTTCAACTTCAGCCATTATGAAATTTTTGTAAGTTTACTTCTCGCTAGTTTGTTTCCTCTTGATTCAACCATCATACCACTATTAGCTTTAATCATCTTACCAGTTTTAGCACCACTGTAAGAAGTTAAACCAAAATCTTCACTTGATTTAGAACCTTTTAATGATGGAATTGTAAAAGCTTTAGTTTTAGGATTAGTTGTAAAAACTTCATCACTTAAAAATTTTTTAGCTTTTCCTAAAAAGCCCATAGGTTTTTTTGGACCCATTAAAGCTTTAGATGTACCTCTGATAAGATTGGTATCATTTGCCATTTGAGTTCCGAAATCTCCAGTATCTGTTTGTTGAGAGGCTAAAAGTTTTTTAGCCGCGTCAGCTTTTGCCCCTAAGAGTTTAGCACCTAAAGTAGCACCAATTCCTAAAGCCAAAGCTTTTTTTAGTTTTTTGCTCATGATAATTATCTCCTTATTGTTATAACAGGTTTATATTATCATGCAAATAGATTAACGACTAGTCCTCCCTCACGTCTGTACAATTTGAACGGAGTTCCTTTCATTTCT